GTATATGTTTAATGTCTGTCCACGATATGGAGATGATAAATGCGAAAGATAGGGTCTTACATCTTAAAAATGTTGTCGCAAGTGATACAGTTCCTAGCAAGTGTTATGACGATATTGCAGATGGTGTTAGTGGTAATCGTAAACTTGATGTTGGCTGTTCCTACTGTGCTTATAAAGTTAATTGTTGGAAGGATGCTAATGGTGGGACAGGACTTAGAAAATTTATCTATGCGAATGGACCAAGATACTTAACACAAGTTGCAAAAAAACCTGATGTAATTGAGGTAGAATTAAATGACATTGGTTAGTTTATTTGAATTACTTGCTGCAATTAGTGCAGTCGTTACTGTATGGGTGTATGGTAATAAAGATAACTATGCACCCTTATATGGTATGGTTTCAAATACAATATGGATTACATGGTCAGTACTAGCTGACAGTCATTATATGTTAATTATGTGTGTTGTTTTTTCATGCTTACATGTACGAAACTATTTTCATATGAGGAATATTAAATGAAGTTTAGAAGTGGTTCAGAAGAAAAGGTTTATAAATTTTTTAAAGATAAAAAGATTAAAGTTAAATATGAACCTAATAAATATAGTTATGAATGGTTTGAAAATAAAACTTATTGTCCTGACTTCTTATTACCTAATGGTTCTTATATAGAAGTTAAAGGTAGATTAACTATAGAGATGAGAAAGAAACATTTGTTTTTTAGAAAGTCTAATCCTAATATTATAATTAGATTTGCTTTTGATAATCCTAATAAGAAATTAAACAAAGGTGGCACTATGACTTATGCAGGATGGTGTAATAAACATAACTTTGAATACTGTAAAATAAGTGATGGTATTCCTAAACAATGGTACAATGCAACAACATGATAATTTTTTACGTACAGTTGAAAAGAATATTAGCATCTCAACAGATGCTGAAAGAACATTGTTCCTTGCAGTTATACTACAAGCATTACTTGATGCTACTCAAAAAGATACTCAAGACTTGGAAAGTCATAAGTATAAACGTGAAGCGATACTTTGGTTTACTACTAACAATGGTAAACGAAAGGAAGACTTTGAATACATATGCGACCTCGCAGAAATTGAACCTAATTATATGAGGAGAGTCGCTATGGAAATATTAACATCTAAAAGAACTAGCTTTGTGAGGAATCATATAAATGCTTTGTTGACTCACAAGGATAGTTATGATAGAATTAAACTTAAAAATAAAAAGGGGAAATAATTATGTTACCAACTGAATACCAAAACTATATTGCCATCTCTCGTTATGCGAGATGGATTGAAAAAGAAAACAGAAGAGAAACCTGGAGTGAAACTGTTGAACGATATGTTAGTTATATGCAAGGACGTTATGAGAAACTAACAAATAAAAAATTAGATAAGAAGGAAAGAGATAGATGGGTTGATGCTATCACTACATTAAAAGTTATGCCTTCAATGAGAGCCTTGATGACTGCAGGAGCTGCACTTGATAAAGATAATGTTGCAGGATTTAACTGCTCATATGTTGCTATTGACAATGTAAGAACCTTTGATGAAATTATGTACATACTTATGTGTGGTACTGGTGTAGGGTTTAGTGTTGAGAGACAATACGTTGATAAACTTCCTGAGATTGCAGAGAAGTTTCATACAACTGAAACAGTTATCAAAGTTAGAGATAGTAAAATAGGTTGGGCAAAATCTTACAGAGAACTTATTGCTATGCTTTATGCAGGACAAATACCTCAATTTGATGTGTCCCTTATTAGACCTGCAGGTGCTAAACTAAAAACATTTGGTGGACGTGCTAGTGGTCCTGACCCATTGAGAGATTTATTTAAATTTAGTATCGAGACATTTAGAAAAGCTAGTGGTAGAAAATTAAATAGTATTGAGTGTCATGATATTGTATGTAAGATTGCAGACGTAGTTGTTTGTGGTGGTGTAAGACGTTCAGCTTTAATTAGCTTGTCTAATCTTTCAGACATTAGAATGAGAGATGCAAAGACTGGTCAATGGTGGGACAATAATCCACAAAGAAGTTATGCTAATAACTCTGTAGCTTATACTGAGAAGCCTGACATAGGCACATTCATGAAGGAGTGGGTATCTCTTTATGATTCTAAATCAGGTGAGCGTGGTATCTTTAACAGAGTTGCATCACAAAAGATGGCAACACGTTCAGGTAGAAGAGAAGGTGACTTTGACTTTGGGACTAATCCATGTTCAGAAATAGTTTTACGAAATAAACAATTTTGTAATCTATCTGAAGTAGTTGTAAGACCTGATGATACTGAAGAAACTTTAAAAGAAAAGGTAGAGATAGCTACAATCTTTGGCACACTTCAGTCAACTCTATCAGACTTTAGATACTTAACTAAACAATGGAAAGATAACACTGAAGAAGAAAGATTATTAGGTGTATCATTAACTGGTATTATGGACCACGAAGTTCTATCAGGTAATATATTTAATGAACTAGTTTTAAAAGATATGTTAATTAATTTAAAAGAACATTCAATTAAAACAAATAAGAAGTGGGCAGAGATGCTAGGAGTTAATCAAGCTACTGCTATTACTTGTGTAAAACCTTCAGGAACTGTATCACAATTAGTTGATTCAGCTTCAGGTATTCACCCACGTTACTCACCTTACTATCTTAGAACTGTAAGAGCAGATAAGAAGGACCCATTGTGTGACATGATGTTAGACAAAGGTTTCTATGGTGAAGATGACGTGATGAAACCTAATGATACAAAAGTTATTTACTTTCCTATGAAGTCTCCAACCAGTTCAATTATGAGAGATGCTAAATCTGCCATTGAACAACTAGAGATATGGAAAACGTATCAACTGCATTGGTGTGAACATAAACCTTCAATTACAGTTTATGTAAAAGAAGAAGAATGGTTACAAGTAGGTGCATGGGTTTATGAAAACTTTGACGTGATGAGTGGTGTTTCATTCTTACCTCACTCTGAACACTCATATAAACAAGCACCTTATCAAGAGGTTGATAAGAATACATATGAAGAATGGTTAGCTAAGACTCCTAAGAATATTAATTGGATGGACTTAACTAACTATGAGAAAGAAGATACAACTACATCATCAAAAGAACTTGCATGTACTGCAGGTGCTTGTGAAATAGTTTAATTTTTTTATTGACTTTATGATTAAAGAAATATATAATTATATTATAAAAAATAAAACTCCCCAAATGTGGGAGCATTATTGTAAAGTAGAACAAGATGTTATGGGTATTGAAAAAGGAAAACCATGTAACTGGTGTGACTTAACAGAAAAAAATAAGGAATAAATATGTTATTAAATGCTAGAACAAATTATGAGTCAGAGACTATACATCCATTACCCTATAATGAAACTAGTTTTGTTTTTATAGGGTATGATAGTCGTGAAGATATTGCTTATAGAGTTTGTGAACATTCTTTAATACGAAGAAGTTCACGACCTCTTACAGTAATTGATTTAAACCATATAACTTTAAGAAAAGGTGATTACTTTGATAGAGAGTGGAGAGAAAATGAAGAAGGTCAAAAATATGATGTGATAGATGACAAACCTTTTTCTACAGAGTTTAGTCATACACGTTTCCTTGCACCTGAGATTGCTAAACGTAATGGTGTTAAAGGTTGGATTATGTTTTGTGACTGTGATTTTTTATTTATGGCTGATGTAGATAAACTATTTAAATGGGTTGAACTTAACTGTCCTGATAAAGCAGTAGCTTGTGTTAAGTTTGACTGGCAACCTACTGAAGATACTAAGATGGACAATCAAAAACAATTAGGTTACGACAAAAAGCTTTGGTCTTCACTTATGTTATTAAATATGTCACATAAAGATGTACGTAATCTTACATGTGAAGATGTAAATACTATGAGAGGTTTACATCTACATCAATTCAAATGGACTTCAGATAGTGAGATTGCAGGTATACCTAGTAGTTGGAATCACATACCTGATGTTTCAAAACTAGAAGAAAAACCCAATGCAATACATTTCTCTTTAGGTGGACCTTGGTTTGGTGGTTCATATAAAGATATTAAGTATGCTCAAGACTGGGAAGATGAGAAACTATTATATAGAAATACAGTAGATGAAACCAGACCAACACAATGGGTAAAATTTTAATATGAAAGACACAATAAATATCGTTACGTCCTTTAATCCTAAAGGGTGGGAAACTTATGCAAAGAAAATGATTGACTCAGTTGTCAAATATATGGCTGATGATTTACATTTAACTGCTTACTATCATGACTTTACTGATGAGCAGGTAAAAGAGTTTCCTAAAACAGACAAGATAACATTTAAAAATCTTAATAAGGTAGATGAGATGATTACCTATCGTGAAGAAATGAAACTTCATGATGGTACTGAAGCTGGTAAGATGCCTTATAACTGGAGATTAGATGCCATTAAATGGTGTCACAAAGTGTATGCTCTGACTGACTTCTCCTTCAAGTTGGTAGAAAAGAGTGTACAAGTAGGGTGGGTAGTTTGGTTAGATGCTGACATTATCCTTAGAAAGCCTGTTAATAAACAAGACTTGTTTGGAATCATTCCCCTAGGTTCTGAACTCGTTCACTTAGGTAGGAAGGATGTGGACTATAGTGAAACATCTTTCATGGCTTTTAATCTTAACACTATCCCACCCCTTGATTTACTAGGAGATATGAGAGGTCTTTATAATAGTCACGAAGTTCTTTCATATAGAGAATGGCATGATGGATTTATCTTTGAAAGATTATTTAATATCTATGGTGCACATGGTTTAAAGAAACATAGTTTAACACCAGACGTGAGAGGTTTAGATGCGTTTAATAATTCTCCTTTGGCAGATTACTTTGAACACTTCAAGGGCAATAGGAAGAATTTGTTATCTAACAAAACCACACCTGATGTCGTTGGTCCAAAGAGGTACAAACAGTTGGCTGATGTCATCAGACATTACAAGTTTTCAAGAATACTGGAGACAGGTACATGGAATGGTGGTCGTGCTATTGAAATGGCACTGGCAGCTTTTGACAACGTAGACAAAGTTTATTATGAAGGTTATGATTTATTTGAAGATGCAGATGAATTTACTGATGCAACTGAAATGAATACTAAACCACACAATCTTTATAAAGCAGTTAGTAATAGACTAAAAGAATTTAAAACTTTTGTTAAAGAAAAAATGAACAAAGACTTTGAATTTAAATTAGTTAAAGGTGATACTAAAGTAACACTAACGCAACAAAAGAATTTTGATATAGCTTATCTTGATGGTGGACATAGCTTTGATACTGTTCAACACGATTATAATATGACAAAAGATTTACCTGTTGTCGTGTTTGATGATTACTTTACTAAGGATGAAAA